TTCTGGGCTTCCGCCCCAAAGCCGCGCGCACCTTGCCGGGTTTGCCGGGAATGTTGAACAGACGTGAGATAAATAACCAAGGAACGGTGAGATAAATACCGAAAAGAGGCGGGATGTGGCGGGATAAAACGGGACGAGAAAACAATTAAATTGCGCAGGGCGCAACCCAATCAGGGCGACAGGTAACCGGCCAAGACGGCCAGAATCGACTCTCGGTCGTCGTCCCCGAGAGTGTGTGCGTCCGGGTCGGAAAACAAGAAGCCGCGCCGCTGCATGTGCTTCGTGCCCCACTCGTGATACGCAGCATAGGGCACCCCGAAGCCCACCGTCACGCCGTCGCGGTCGGCCTGGTAATTGAGGCTGTCCAGTAGGTCACCTTTACGATCCAGTAAGCGGCGGTTGCCATCTGGGGGGTAGTGGCGGTCGTATTCCCAGGGGTAACCCCGCGTGGGGTGCGGCAGCCACAGCTTGCCGTTGGGGTCGACGGTATCCTCGAAGCGGCGTGAGATGCGCGCCTCCAGTTCCATGCCGATGGCGTCGAAGGCCGGGGTCATGTCCTCCATCCGGCCGCGCAAGTCGGCCAGCACGGCGAGGATGTGGCGGTCGTCTACGGTGATGGTAATCATGGCGGCATGGCCTTCATCTGCGCCAGGTAGGCCCGGCCGGCCGGAGTGGCTTGCACAGTGGGCACGGGCTGCGCTGCGTGCCAGGCGTGCCAGCCGCGCAGCCCGTGGGCATATTGATCATGCAGGCGGTAGGGATTGGCATCCACCGACAGCCCGCGCATGGCCGCCTGTTCGCCGTATTCGTAGGCGCGCTGAAGGGTGTCGGTCATGCGAGCGCCCCGGCGCGTAGCCAGTCCAGGAGCGATTGCGTCTGCGCCTGGCCGGGGATTATTTCCCGCTCGATGACGGGCAGTGTCAGGTCGGGCGTCGCCTCGATCTCCCCCAACCGGGCGTCGGGGTGGGCCGCCATCACCTCGGGTGACAGGTTGGCCGTGGTGGCGTCGGCGAGGCTGCCGACACGCGGAATATCCAGGGCGCCATGCCGCAGGCAGCGGTAGTAATCCCGCCCCATCACCACACTGACCGCGCCATCCTTCAGGCGCAGCAGGCCGATGGTTTGGTCAGCGGAATAGATTCGCCGTATCTCGTATTGCATTCGCCACTTCCTCACTGATGGATGTGGGCCACTGGGCGCCAATGGCCCGCAGTTCCGTGGCCATCTTCAGGGCCGCCTCTTCGCCCAACTGCTCGATGCCCGGATAGATAACCCGCGCCGTGTCGCCCAGGCTGAGCGCATGGCCGGCCCGCGCGAGCACACTTCGAGCATATTCCAGTTCCGCGCCGAGCGCGTCCAGGTGCCAGGGGATATGGGTGGCAGTGTCGCCGGATGCCGCCGCGTCGAATGCCGCCCGCACCTGCCGGATATGCTCCGGCTCGTAGATGCTCAGTCCGGCCTGGCGCAATGCCTGCACTTCCGCGATCTCATGCTTCAGCGCGGCCGATCCCGTCAGGCCGCCGGCGGTGATCTCGTCGATGAGGCCGGGCCGGATTTGCCGCGCATAGTATTCCGCCGCCTTGACCGCACCGACATCGCCCATCAAGGCAGGATCCAGGCCGGTGGCTTTCATGATCTCACTCGGGGCAAGCTCCGCCTTCAGCCAGTTGAGCGCCCGGCGCGGCATCGCCCCGACCAGGTCGCCAGCCCCCGCCATCTTGTCCGCCACCAGCCGATCCAGCCCGCGCGCCCGCTGCCCGGCCTTGCCCACGTTGTAATCGAACCCCGGATCGACCCCCTCGGGAATCTGCCGCGTCTCCCCCGTGCGCGGGTTGGTCCAGGTGCGCAGGTTATCCGGCGGGGCGGCGGTCTTGAGCCAGCCCTTGCCCTGCCCCGCGTCGTATTCCTGCTGACTCATCGCCATCACGCGGCAGCGGCAGCGGTAGCCGTTGGGCGGGTAACGGGTATCCCAGAACAGGTGGTTGATCGGCAGCGTAATCCCGTCCCATTCCGCGTGGCTGGCGCGCACCCGTTTGTCGCGCTTGGTGATGTAGCGCAGGTAGGGGTGCGTCGCCTTGTTCCGTTCGAACCGCTCCCAGCGCCCGGCGGCGTGGGCCGTGCGGGTGTTCATGTCGTAGATCAGGGTCAGGCGCGACGGCCTGAAACGGGTGGTGACGATCTCGCCGGTCGCTGGGTCGCGTACCTGTTTCACCCCCCACCAGCCGGATTTATCCAGAACGGCCTGTACCTCGGACATGAACCCCCGCCGCGAGAGATCGCCATCGGTCACGCGCACCACCGCGTCGCGCACCGATTGCAGCAGGTCGAGCCGGGCCAGGCGGCTGACGGTGAACTGGTGGGCGTGCTCTGGCCCGTACACATCGCGCCAGTCGTAGGAAACCGTCAGCTTGTCGCGGCCGGCCAGGTAGGCCGCCGCTTCCTTGGCCGGCATCGCGAACAGGCGGGCGAATTCGGACGGGCTGAGCCCCTCCGGGACCGGGGTGGCTGGGGTGGGGGAGAGTCTGGCGGGCATCAGGATGCCTGCGCTACACGGTGCGCGCGGCGCACCCTACAGCTCCAGCCCGGCGTTGCCGGCCAGCCTTGCCACCGTAGCCATGTGCGCCAGGCGCTCGGCCAGCGGATCGGCGTCCATCTGTTCCAGCAGGGCCGGCAGGCGGGCGAGGAATTCGGCGGCGGTCTCCCCGGCCGCCACGCTGGCCGCCATCGCGGCCTCGATGGGGGCGGTGAGCGGGGCGGCGACCTCTTGCCAGCCCGCCAGTTCGGCGGCGATGGCGGCATCGAGGGCGTCGCCCGTGGGGTTTAGGTCGGCGGTCAGGGCGGCCAGGGCGGCCAGGGCTGCGGGCGGCGTTCCATCACCCCCGGCGGGGGAGGGAGGAACACCAAACACCGCCTCGCCTTCATCCGCCTCGGGGATCCGCAGCTTCTCATGTACCCATGACACCGGGATGCGCGCGCCCCCTGCCGCCAGCAGCGGCAACGCGGTGGCATACAACTTCAGGTCTTCCGCCTTGCCGGTGTCGAACACCCAGCGCGGGCAGCGGCGCAGGCCGTCGATGCCGGAGCGGTTGAGGGCAATCAGCGGGTAGACCAGATCGCGGGTGAGGGTGCCGGCCAACTGGCGCGCATCGCTGACCAGGATGTCACGGCGCACCTCGGCGTGCAGGTCGGCGACACCACTGCCCATGCCGGTGGCCTTGGCCTCCGCGCTCAACACCTGGCCGAGTATGGCCTTGCTCTGCGCGCCTTCGGCCCAGGCCACCATGTCCAGGTGTTTGTTGCCGCTGCCGCCGCTGCTGGCGATTTGCTGAATTTCGAGGGCCATGCCCTCGGGCATGATGGCGCGGGCGTCGTGCCCCAGGGTGGACACCGCGCGCAACAGGGTGGACTTTTCGGCCTCGCTGGCGCCGGCCATGTACTTGCCGACGATGATCGGCAGGCCATAGGTCTCCAGGAACTCCGCGAAATCGCCGATGGAATAGGCCTTGTACAGGAATGGCCAGAGCACCGCGCGGAACAGCCCGGCGCGGCCGAGATAGCCGGTCTTGGCCTCGCGGTGCTGGTGCAGCATCCAGCCCATCGGGATCGGCTCCGCGCCTTCCGCGCTGCCGTCGCGCAGGCGTAGCGCCCGGCGGTCGCGGCTCAACTGAAACCAGGTCTGCGGGCGCGGGTGGAACTTGGGCAGCCAGACATCCCCATCCCGCGACCACTCCAGCTCGACGGCGGCGAAGCCGTGGCCGGCCCCGTCCATCAGACTGAGGATCACATCCTCCAGGTCATCCACCACGTCGCGCAGGGTTTCCTCCACCCAGGCGGCGGCCTTCTTCTCGGTGCCGCTGGCGTGGGCCGGCGGCTCGATGGACCAATCCAGGGTGAGCGGCGCGCCGGTCCGCTTGTCCCACTCGCAGCGCAGGTGCGCGTCGCGGTCGAGCATGTCGTCGAACAACTGGTGTTGCGCCAGGATGTCGCCCTGATCGGCGTCCCGCAGGATGCGCGCGGCGCGGGCGGGGGTGAGGCCGTCCAGGTGCGATTCCACCATCTCATGCGCCAGGGCGGCGATGTGCGTGGTCTGCGGTTCGGCGAGCGCCTGGGTGCGCAGGGGGCGGCCGTATTGGTCGAGGATCGTGGGCATTTAGAACATCCTGCGACCGGAGTCGCTGTAATCGTCGTCGTGGCTGGGGGTGTCGCGGTAGCCGGACGGGCCGCGACGGCGGGCAGTCTCGAATCCATCGGTCTCGCAGCGCACCTCGGCCCGGCTCGCCGCATGGGCCAACAGAATCGCCACCCCGGCATCGCCGTGGCGCTGCTGGCCATCCTCGCCGGTGGTGCGCGTGGCGGGTATCTGCGGAATGCCGTTGACCATCTGGAACGCGCGCAGGTCATCCACCACGTCGGCCGAGCGCGGCAGCAGGATGGTGCCGTCCTCGAACGCCGATTTCAGTGGCGCCGTGTTGTCGCGGTACCAGCCCAGGGTCAGCATCACGCACTCGATGCGCTGCGCCCCCCAGCGCTGGATCGCCTTCTCCGCCAGATACTGGCCGTTGCCCCTGGCGTCCAGCTTGCCTGCGCGCAATTTCGGCAAGCGATCGCCGATATAGAACAGGGCCTCGCGCTGCTGATCGAACGGGCACTGCGCCAGCTCCACCAGGAACGGGAAGCGGCGCACCAGGGTGGCGGTGAGCTGGTAGGGCGCGATCACGGTGAGGTCGCCGGTGCGCCCGAAGTCCTCGCCGAAGCCGCTGGACAGCGCCGGGTCCAGGGCGGCCAGGAGCGGGCGCAGGTGGGTATCCAGCCAGTCGCGCATCTCGGCGCTGCGCATCGCGTCGGGCCAGAGCGTGAACGGGCCGATGCCGGGGAGGTCGGCCGGCGGATTCCAGCGCAGCACCGGGGCCTCGAACATGCGCGCCTCGATGAGGGCGCGGGACAGCCAGGTGCCGCCGGAATTGCGCGGAATGACATCCAGTTCCTCGCCGGCATTGGCGCCGTAGCGGGCGCGGATGCCGGCGATCCACTCGGCTTTCCCGGCCTCGCTGGGCGCCAGGCCGGTGCGCAGGCAGACCCGCTCATAGAGGCCATCGGCCACGGCGTCGGCGAAGGTCACCTGGTGCAGCGCATAGGGGAATTTGCCGGCGCGGATGTCCTGGATCAACTCCGCGAACGGGTTGTCGGCGCCGTTGTGGGTGCTGATGATGTGCACCTGGCCACCCCAGATCAGCATGGCCATGGCCGCCTTCAACAACTCGGCCAGGTCGGCGTGGAACGCCGCCTCGTCGATGATGATCCGGCCCTGTTTGCCGCGCAGGTTGCGCGGGCTGCTGGACAGCGCCTCAACGCGCCAGCCGCTGGCGAATCTCAGGGTATAGATCGTGATGGCGCGGCGCTCATTCCCCTCCAGCCAGACCTCCTCGCCCTCGCTGATCTCACCGGCTGCCAGGGAATAGGCGCGGGCGAAGTCGGCGCAATCGTCGACGAACTCCTTTGCCATATCCTTGGTGTAGCCGACATAGAAGCAATTCATGCCGCTCGTGGAGGCCGCCAGCAGGGCGGTATCGGCCGCCTCGCCCCAGGACAGGCCGATCCGGCGCGACTTCTCCATGACCTTCACCGGCGCCGCATCGGCGCACCAGCGCTGCTGGTAGGGCAGCAGCGCCATGGGGGTGCGCAGGTCGCGCGGTTCAGCGCTCACACCACCCCCAGAATCTTCTGCCGGATCATCTCGGCCGCCTCGTCGCTCAGCCCCGCCGCCCGCGCCCCTTCCGCCGCCACCGCGCCGGCCTCGGCCAGCAGCTTGGCGCGGACCTCCTGCTGGAACCGCTTCAGGTCGATGGACGCCCGCGTCAGCGTCGCGATGTTCTTCGCGGCGGCGCTGAGCAGCTTCACCCGCTCGCCGGCGTCGATTTCCTCCTCGCTCGCCTCCTGGAGATTCAGGATCGTCTCGAATAACTCGGTTTGCACCAGGGCAACCACCGCGCCGGAACGGGCGTCGCCAGCATCCTCGGCGCCCTCCACGATCAGCTTCGCCGCCTCGGTGCTGGCGCGGATCGCCGACAGGCGGCGCTCGAACTTCTCGCCATAGCGGTGCACCGCGCTCTTGCTGATCTCGTAGCCCTGCGCCCGCAACGCGGCCGCCAGCTCCTCGTAGCCGGAGAAATTCCCGTTCAGCAGCGATTGCTTCAGCCAGGCCTGGACGGCTTCCGGCATCGCCCCGATCTTGCCGCGGCGGCCCATGTCAGTTCCTTACGGGTCGGGCGATGCCGGGATCCACGTCGATGGTGTACTCCACCACATCGACGCCATAGCGCACCAGGTCGGCAAACCAGCGGCCGTCGGCGTGGCGGACCACCTCGATCAGCTTGCGGTCGGACAGGTAATCCAACTCCAGGCGCACCTCGCGCTGGGTGGCATCCGGATAGATGCCCTGGAGGGTGGCGATGATCAGCTCCTCGAACGCCCCGATCGGCCGGGCGTTGTACAGCGTCAACAGCGCGTACCAGCGCATCGACTCGCGGCGCACCTTGGCAGGATCAAACACGTTGATTCCCCTTCAAGAATTGGTTCTCGATACGCAGCGCCAGGCCGTCCAGCTTGGCCTCGATCACCGTCTGGTTGCGCACGTAATCCTCACGGCGCACGTACTGGATCGGAAGCTCCGCCTTCCAGCCCAGGAAATCCCGCTCCAGCCGCTGCCAGCCATCCGCCTCGCGGCGGTTGGCCTCGGCCAGATCGCCGAACTGGCGATCCCAATGTTTTTGCGCATCGCGGCGCGCGGACTCCATCGCCTCGAAGCGCGCATCCAGCCGCTTATCGACCTGGCGCAGCAACACGCCGAAGCCCGCCCAGGCCGCGCCGATGAATGCGATCAACAGCAAGATCAGGTGCCACAACTCCAGTTGCACATTCATGCCACGCCCCTCATCAGTTTCAGTTGCTGTTCGCGATCCCAGTCATCACGGCATCCGGCATCGCAAAAGCGGCGTCCACCGCCCGTCGGAACGCCGCAATAGCGGCAAATCCCCGTGTACTCAAGCCCCGCCAGCCCCGCCTGATAGCGCCGCTCGCGCTCGCAATCGGCCTGATACTGCAAGTCGCGCGCCTGGGCGCGGTCGATGTCATCAGGCATTAGGAGCCTTTCCAGGTCTGCATCAGCTTTTCCGCCGAGCGCCCGGCGACATAGCCGCCCACGCCCAGCGTCATCAGATCCCACAGCCGCTCCGGCAGCACCAGCGTCGGCACACTGCCGGCGCCGAACAGCGCGTTGACGTAGGGGGCGAGCAGGTAGTTGTTGGCGATGATCGCCACGATCACCAACATCAGCACCGGCCGCCAGTTGCGTTGCAGCCAGCTCTCGCCCTGCGCCTCGGCCAGGATGATCTTGCTCTGCGCCTCCAGCTCGGCCATGCCCTCCGCGTGCAAGGTATCGAGCATCACCCCGCGCAGCTTCGCCGCCTCCGCCTGGTCCGGCACGGCGCGATCGATCACCTTGCCGATCAGGCCGGCGATAGCGGGAATCAGGGCGGGGATCATGACCGCCCCCGTAGGGCGGAACGGCGATAGCCGGTTCCGCCGCGACAGCCACGGGGCTTCATGCCAGCTCCCAGTGCGGCCCGTCGCGAAAAGTCCGCCAGTCGCCGCCCCACACCAGACGCACACCCAGATCAGCCGCCGCGCGCTGCATCGCCGCGTTGATCTGCGGAAACAGCGGCCAATCCCAACGCAATTGCCCATCCAGGATCGGTGCCAGATCCACCGCGCGGCCCACCAGGTGCTTGCTTTTCAGGGTGCGGCTAGCACCTCGGGCCACCAGCTCGCGCTGCCGCGCCTCATCGCGCAGCCCCTCCACTACCAGCAGGTCGAAACCAAGCAAGGTGGCGGCGCGGCGCACCACATCGGCCAGGCGCGCATCGATGCCCGCCAGACGCTCTGGATGTTTGATCACAAGCGAATCTCCCAACGGCTTGGGTTGTGGTGGCAAACGCACTCAGGCCGCAGGTAATGCCAGGCGGCATGATCGAGAAAGCAATGCACGAAGCCGCGCATGGCGGGCTCGGTGGGGTTTCTGGCGTGGGTGCAGGTGGCGCAGGTCATGCGGCGAGTTTCGCCACGCGCGCGCGATGGGGGGATGCTGACGCGGGTCAGCGGAGGCCTTGGCGCGCCGGGCGGCTGGGTTTGCCGCCTGGGGCGCTTAGGCCTCCGGCGTGCCGAGCACGGGTGCAGCGGATGCCTTTGTAGGGGCGACCGGCCGGTCGCTACCGGTGCGGCGTATCTGTAGCGCAGGCTGGAAGCCTGCGCAACAGAGGCGGACGGTAATCTGGATACGGGTCCAGGTTACTGGTCAGATGGGGGCGATCATGCGTTGGGCGTCAGTACCCGCACCGTTATCTCATACACAGGTACGCCATGGCTTGTGACGACCAGCGGCCCGTCGTTTTTGAGTACGTGCTTCGCCACTGCGGCGCACGCTTCGCCGGTAACGTCGCACTTGTTCGCGCCCCAGGTCATTCCGTCTGCCAGGACATGGCCGGCATATATATGGCTGCTGATCGGTGATGGTGCGATGTGTAATTTCTTCATTTCGCCCTCAATCAAAAAATCAAAAAGGCCCAACAAACCAATCAAGCGGGACGCGCGAACATGCGGCGCGGCTTCGGATGCCGTCTCACGCGCGCCCCTTATCGGCGGCGTTCGGCGCCAATGCTGCATCACATCCACAATGTCCATTGCCAATGCAATCATATGCTGTCATATCGTCACCAGCCCATTTTGCCGGGCACCGTTCGGCCAGTTCGACAACAATCAAATTGTTCCTGGCCGCGATCATTTCCGCTAGCTCGCGTTGATGCGACAGAAAAATTCCGTAGAAATATTTCCCTGCTTTGTCGCGCACTCCAAATACCGTTTCCATTTCCTTTCTCCAGATATGCCATGCCGAACAGGCGGTTCAACCGGAGCGCGCGAAATGCCGGTTCACTTCGTAGTTGAGCGCCTCGCGCGCGCCCGGTTAACCTAAACGTTGGGCGTCATG